CCTGACATTAGAACCCCTTAAAGATGTCTGCTCTGGTGAGTGCTTTGGATTCCATAAGTGTTAATGCGATATCCACTTCAGAGAAATATGCCTTGTTACCGTTGCCCTTAAAGAATGTTTGAGATGTTGCATTGAAGTTGGTCATAAAAGAGTCGATGTATGCAGGAGCAATCTTCGGACCAATTGTTTCCTTGTCATAAACCATTTCGACAAGGAACCTGTTTGGGAACTTATAACCCAGATCAACCCTTACACCGCCATCTGTGGTGATCCCAAAGGTGTCAGGATACATTTCTGTTCTGAAGAATTTAATAATTCTGTCAATGTCTTTTGCTTCGTCTTCGGTGGTTGGTATCAACTTGAAGTTGAACGCAAAGTTACGAGGAGTCACCTGTTTGAACAGAGCACGTGTGTTTGGGTTTGGTGTTTGCCTGTTTCTTGCTGCTGCGATATTCGCTGCTTTGTCGGAAAACTTACCAACAAGGTCTCCTATAAACCGTTTCTGTATATCTTCAGACATAAGAGATTCACTAGGCAGAGTGCTCACAGTTTTTCCAGCATCAGCAGCGGCACCGCCAACGGCACCAAGCGAGGCATTCTCATATTCCATTTTATCCGCAAACTGAACCCCTTGAGGCAAGTACAACTCAACTTGATTTATCCCAGTGGATTGGTGCTCCTCATTCATAGTCACTTCGCCATCACCGCCACCATCTATAGGTTGCTCGAACTCGTCCACCAACGTGAACCTGATTTTTCCCAAATACGATGTTTGATTATTTCTAGGGAATACTATCGACATTAGTTTATTCGCCTTCTAAATAGGTTTGTCTATGCACTTATTTATACTCTATGCCAACCACTTATAAAGGAAAGTACAAAGTCAAAAACCCCAAGAAATACAAGGGGAATGTGGACTCTGTCACTTACAGAAGTGGGTGGGAGTTAAATGTCATGCAATACCTTGACGAACACAAGGGAGTGGAGAAGTGGAATAGTGAAGACTTCATTATCCGCTACTATTATGACGTTGATAAAAAGTACCACAATTATCATATGGACTTCTGGATAAAGTTCACCAACGGAAAGGTGTTACTGGTTGAAGTCAAACCAAAGAAGCAGACAGTACCGCCAAAGGCAAAGAATCCAAAGTCGAAACGATCTTTGAACGAAGCATTCACCTACATCAAGAACGTGAATAAGTGGGAAGCAGCGGAGAAGATCGCAAAGGACAACGGATACGGGTTCGAGATATGGACAGAGGTTGAACTCGAGAAATATGGGATCTTAAAAAAGACCCCAGGGAAACTCAAAAAGATGAAACCTCTGGCACCCTACCGTAAAAAGAAAAAGACTTAGATCTTTCTTCCTCTACGACCATCAGTGCGGTCGCTACGATCCATCGCAGAAGGCATCGGTCCAGCATTGACGGTCTGGTTGTTCACCACGCTTGTATTATTGGTTGGTGCAACCACCATGTTACTGCCACCAGAAGTAGCAGAAGCGCGGTTCTCGTCGAGTTTATTTTGCTCTACTTTCATTGCTTCGGTTGCGCCGACACGCTCAGAACCACCAATAACCATACCGCGCTTGCCATTGGCACCAACCTCTGATGGGGCAGCAGGTGCATCACCTATTGTCAGTCCACGCTTCTCGGAAGATTTAGACCTCAAGACTCTCTTTGGGGCAGACTCAGACTGCTTCCTTTCTTCATATATTTTAGCAGCATACGGATCCATCTTTGCCGCTTCTTCGATCGGAGCAGTTATAAATGTAACAGCATCTTCGACGTTACTGAAAAATGCTTGACTGTTTGTTTCGTTGTTATAAGAGGCATACTTCCCAGCAGGAGTTACACGAACACCTTCTGGAATTCCGACCTTCTTAGGTTTAGGTGCGTCTATCGTCATACCACGTTTGCCGTCTGCCTTAACCTTCACAGCAGCAGAAGGGGCAGAACCTATCGTCATACCACGTTTGCCGTCTGCCTTAACCTTCACAGCAGCAGCAGGAGAATCTCCTATCGTCTTACCACGTTTGTTGTTCGGGGGTGTTTCAGCAACAGGCGATTCAGGAGTAACCTGAGCAGCGGATGTAGTTGGACCTTCAGCAACTACAGTTGGATTCCCGACGTATCCACCAACCTTCATTGCTTGCTGGGACGCTGCTTCCGGTGTAGATTCTTGACCTATCACCTCTCCTTCTGGAGAAAGCACAGGGTATGACCTTTGCACTTCAGGTTCAGCAACAGCAGTTGGCGTCGATTGTTCAGGTGCAGAAACAGGTTCTGGTTTGTCCTCAAATATAGGATCAAGTCCGAACATCTCGCCGAGACTATTGATTGCTCCCTTGACTTTATCTGCTACAAAGTCTTTGACTGATTGGATAAAACCAACTACGGCATCGACTATTTCTCCAAACCCTTCCGTGAAGGAGAACCCGTCTAGCATTGTTTCGAATTCATCAAACCCTAGCGCACCAGCAACCCAAGCGATCGCATCTTTAAGGAGGTCAAGCGGCACTGTGATCAACTTCATGAACCCTTTGACGAATCCACCCAGACCCGCGATCAACTTGTCCATAAAAGTGCCTTCCTCGCTTTGGAAGTCCGTAACGAACCCCATCACGCCCATAGCAAGTCCAACCAAAGCAGCGGTGATTAGTGCAAACGGCAAAGAGATAGCGGCGAATACGCCGCGTAATGCAGTGGCAAGAATCTTAACTCCACCCAACAAGACTTTGCCAAGTCCAAGCATTGTACGCCCAAGGAACTTTAGACCTTTGCTCAAAGCGCCAAAGGTTTTTGTGAAAATAGCACTTACTGTTCCAGCGACCACAATGACTTCGGCGATATTATCCTTTATTGCATCTAAAAAACCGAAATTCTTTTCCATGCCCTTTTTAAAGTTGGACTTGATGAACCCGCCATCCTTGGTGTCACCGCCGGAGACTTTAGGATCGACCCCCGAGTCTTCTTCGCGCGATGCAAGAAGTGCTTCTTTTTCTTGAAAAGATAGAAGTGCTTCATACCCTTTAGAAATTTCCTCAGGGACTGCCTTAATAAAATCCCTCATAACAGAGAGGATGTCGACCAAGATGATGTTGGTTTGGTCCATACTTACGCTCAATGCGCTGATGGCATCATTCTGCTCGAACATCGCCTCCAACTGTATTTCAGAGGTTCCATTGAGTTTTTGGAGTTCTACTGTCGCTGCTTCTAATGTCGCCATGTTAACGCGCTTTTCGCGCCTCCATCTTTTCGTTTTCTTCTTTTATGTACTCAACGAGCATAGCGATATAAATCCCTCGCTCCCATGGCAACATATTTTCTAACTCAGATAACGAATAATTATGGTGTTGCATCAAAGCAAAGTTAGTCTTGTAATGGTTCACAAGATTGTCATGGGCGAGGGTTATCAGAAAAAATCAGATAAACCCTTCAGTTCCAACTCGTTTTCAGTACCACATTTCTTACAGTTAAATTTTGCTTGGTGCTTTAGTGCTGGCATCTCACCAAGAAACTCTGTCATCTGCGCCAACTGACTACCCGTCATAGAACTCAAAAACTCGAGGAGTTCTTCTTGAGGGACATCACCAGCATCTGTCCTTTCCTCTGGTTGAAGCACCGCAACTATACAACTTGCGATCAACTTCAGCGCGGCACCCATATCCTTATTCGCTTCAAGGATTTCACCGCCAATCATCGATGCGTAAGAAGGGTATCGCATCTCAACTGATATTGTATCTGTTATAGTGATCAAATTGTCCTTACTTTTAGGAACTTCCACGATCAACGACTCGAGATCTACTGTATACTCGTTTCGATCTTCGCAACTCTTGCAAGAGATCAATATGGTAGATGTTTCCCCAACCGACTTGGCACGTATCTGTGTGTACATGTATTCAATGTCGAAAGTTGCAAGGTTCGTCACATTTATATTTGCGTCCGGATCTAAACATGCAGAAACCGTATCGCACATGGCGCGTAGGCATGCATCGTGATCGCCTGACTCATGTGCCTGTAGAAGAATCTTTTCTTCCTTGACCAAGTATGGTCTGTATTTAACTTTCTGCCCCAGTGAAGGGATTGTCATAATAAAATTTAATGTCTCATTGACGCGTGGTAATGCCATTATAAACTCCAATCAGTTTTTTACTAATTCTATAATCTCATAATTTGAAAAGGTTAGCGATACCTGAAATTCTGACATCGCTCCCTGTGCTTGGTTATTTAGTTCTATTTCAGTGAAGGATGTTGGGTAGGCATTGATAAGTTGGATGCCATAAACCTCACCGCCAATCTTGTCCAATTGGTAGATGGAAACAGGTTTTGCATAGTTTCCATGAAACCCAACAGTGAAAGGTGCCTTGGGGGTAATGATGCACTCGGACCATTCTTGCCAATACTTCCTGACACCGTACGAGTTTGTCAGATAGAAGGTGAGGGAGATATCTGAGAATACGTGTCCAGTCGCGATCTTCAATTGCTCCAGACCAATGTTTCTGTCAACAACGTTTATGTTCTTTCCAGGCAGTCTGGCAGCAGTACATAGAATGCTCAATTCTTCCGTTGTGGCATATTCTTTCGCAGCTGTGCCGTCTGCCTTCAGAGTTTCTGATATACGTGGCAGAATGACCTTGAACCTGTTTGGCGCCGAGGCACCATTTTGTAGGTCCATAAGAGACCTGAGTTTATCTGTACTGAATGTCATAATGGTTTCCTAGCAATTACCCTGCTGTCCCTGTGGACTCTGCTTTCTGGTGCCTTCTTCCAACTCGCCAGTGGAAGGTGTACAGCAACTTCCCATTCTGGTGCTGGTACATGGGCAACCTTTCCTATGATCTGGTCATACCTGTATCTCTTAACACAAGGTCTATGTGCCTTCAAGAAAGACTTACCCAAGAGATATTCATAATCTATCTTGAGGCGAGTCATTTTTGTAAACTCTTGTTGTGTTGCTCGGGGCAACAGGTTATAATATAGTTTCTGTCTCAGATCTACTGGCAGGTAGTGTAAGTTGAGTCCCAAGAAACCACCCTTATACTGTTCCAAGATAAACACCAGTGGAAACCTGTCGTAATATTTCAACGTCAACCTGCCTGCTGGTTTGTACCAGAACATATACATCCTACCAATAAAGTAGTTTGCTGCCACAGGTAACTGGGATTTCAACCTGTTCCTGTCCACGTCAACGTTTGCTATCTCGTTGATCTTGTCGAAGAACCAGTCCCTCGATGCCTTGGTGTTAGCATCAAGACCCTCTTCCTCGAACTCTTTTTTATAAATAGAAAATAGAGTTTCGTCCATGCGTTTATTTATACTGCGAGGAGGGTGGTATGAGAAGCATTTTTGTGGCGGTTTTATTGATTATGAGTGGTTGCACAATTCACCATACACACGGTGAAAGACCAGAGTTAGAGTTTGAAGAGTTTGAAGAGTTTTGTACGGAGAAATTTAGATTAGGGACATCGCAAGGCGGTCCAAGAATTTCCTGCAAGATACGGTTGAAAACTAACTTTCTCTGGTAGAATAAAAAAAGGCACCCACGTGGGTGCCTAAAGTAGTAGACCTAGATGAGTTTAGTCTGCGTTCGCCAACTTCTGAAAGTAGGAGAAAGCATCCTCATCACCAGCATCCCCCGCATCCTCAGCGGTAGCAGCAGCGGCACTAACAGCAACTTCTGGAGCAGGCGCACTAGAAGCAGGCGCAGGTTCAGCAACAGTGTCGATAGCAACTTCTTCAGCAATAGTACGTGGAGCAACTTGCCCTAGAACTTCATACAACTTGGTCTGAAGCGCTTCGTACGACTTGTAGTTTGCAGGATCAACATACTGGTTGATATCATGCAACTGGTTCAGCGTTGCTTGCAACTGAGTCTCGTCGCCGTCCATCAGAGTCGACGGTGCTTTGAACTCTGAACGGTCATAGTTACGATAACCTTCTACGTTGCGGATCTTCAACTGGAAGTCAGCACCGTTCCACAGATCGAAAGGATCTACTGGAGTTTCTCCAGGGAACTGAGGTGACATAAGGTCTTGGATCTTGTCGAAGATCTTCTTACCAAACTGGTACATGAAGACTTTGCCTTCGTTCTCAGGGGCAGATGGATCAGAGACAACAAGAATGTTGACAACATAGTGTAGTCGACGCTTCTGCTTGCGAACAGTTTCGCGATCTTCTTCGTTACCTGAGTTCCACAACTTGGTGTTGTACTCGCCGAGTGGGTCTTGTTGACCAAGTGAGGTCAAAGACTTCTCGATGTACCACTTACCAGTTGGACCTTTGAATCCGTGATCCCAATAACGTACCCATGGGACTTCACTTTCGGAGGGGAGGAATCGAATAACTGCGTAACCATTACCTGCCTTGTCGACAGTTGGTTTCCACAGATCGAGGTTTTCTTTGCGGTCGCCCTTTTCACCACCACCTGCTTCTTGAGCAGCGGAGACCAGTTTGTTTATGTCGTAACGCTTCGACTTTAGCGTGGATAAATCCATAGTGTTTTCCTTGTATTACTGAAATATAACATCGTATTAAAGTTTGTTGGACTGTATGCGTCCAACCAGTATATAGGATACATCATCTCGACTGAGATGTCAACACCCTACCTTCCCGTTGCGCCCAACTGATCAAAATAACTCGTTTGCCTTGGGCGAGAGGAGTTGCTTCGTGGTCGAACCATGCGGGGAAGATGACGGTCTCAAACGGTTGGAGATCAACAATATAGTCTTTTCCATCCGGAGTCCAAATTTGTAGTTTACCACCGACGAGGTCTTCCGACTTCTCAATCATGGTAACTGATGTATACAATCGGTTGTGCCTCGTTCCTTCTTGATTATCGTCGGCATGCCGGAGGAAGGTTTGCCCTGCGCCTTCATACTGAACAAACTCATACTGGGCGAACCAAAGGTCTTCGGGGTAATCTGGGTCAAGGTCTGCGATGTAGTTGAGCATTTCCAGAGAAATATCTGGAACTTGTTTATGATTCACTGAAACGTGCGTACACAGTCTTGTGTCAGAAATAAAAGCACCGTCTCTAGAATTGTAAACACTCGCCCGACGAAGTTGAGGCGAGTATTCAGCATACAGGTCAACTAGACACTGGCGCTGTTCTTCATCGAACATGAATTCTCTGATGAAATGATTATTCAAAAGGCAGTTCCGCAGACTTGGCGAGGAAGTTCAAACCCATTGCTTCTGCTTCCAACTTGGACTTGACCACAACAGAGACATACTTGCGAGAATCTTCTATCTCGATTTTGTGTTGCTCGCAGCAGTAGATAACTGCTTCAATATAGGGTATGTTCTTTTCTTTGACAACTTGTTCGACGATCTTGCTGAACTTCGCCTTTGTCATAAATTCTAATTCTTCACTCATCTTCAGTTGCCTCTATTTCATCCACTTTGATAACCTTGGCGGTTGTCTCGATCTCTTTGATAAGAGCGTGGACTTCATTATACGGACGCTGAGTGAGGTATTTCATCAAAGCGTTCAGGGTAGGTTGTTCCAGACCGATTAAATCGTTCATATCACCACCTATAACTTATTGTCATTTCGAAACTGTTCATACCCCACTTGGTATCTTCAACCCAGAACCCACAATTGCCTTTGTACACGCAAGGGTTGAAGTTTGGCGCATCTAGACCGTAGTCGATAATGTCCTGAGCGATCTCGCTTCGAGATATCCACATGACCGTTTTGGGATTAAAGATATTCATCTGGGCACCGAGTTCCCACTGGGAAGAGATGTCATATGAAACACCAATGCGGAAGAATACATCTTGACGGTGGCGCCAACCAGAACCAAAATCCTGTTTGTAGTTGTTGTATTCTTCCAGAGGGATTGGGATAGGGCGACCGTCTTTTTGGTGGCGACCAGTGAGGTATGTGAATGCCGCTTCACCAACGATAGTGCTTCCTACTGGAAAGTTTGCATTTTCTTGTTCTACGCTGTACGAAGGCACTTGCTGTACGTTTGCAGAAGTGAAACCTGCCCAACCTACACCGAGGTTCAACTCTAGTTTGTCAGACAGGTCGAGGTCGTAACCAACGCCTGCTGCCCATGTACCCGACTCAAATATAGGTTGACCCATGGCATAATGGTTCTTGTCGTAATAAGAACCCCAAAGATTGAAGTTGGAAGGTTCATGCTCAAGTTTCACATGTCCACCAAACCTGCCCTGAGTTGTGAAATAGTCGCTCGTTTGTATGTCGCTACTTAAACCCAAACCCAGCGATAACGTAAACGCTGATATAAATTCCATTATGAATATTCCTTTGCTAGTTCTTGTGTCCAAATGGCATCCAAGTCAGAATAGTACACGCCTTGGGTGCGTTTGATACTACCATCAGGATGTCGCGCTGGAGTCACACAAGCAAACTCCATACTACTTTCGCGCTTTGCACCATATTTATGGTCAAGGTAAACACCGTCTCTGATCCATGCACTGAGGTTCTTCACATATGCCTCGGCGATCTGAAACTCTTGACGCTGTTTTGAATCCTTGGAATCTTTCTGGTGACGCACACTTTTAACTATGTCGCGCCATACCTTCAAGTTCTCCTTGGAGTTAGGGTACGAAAGAGGGTGGTCGTCGTCAAGAGCAAGTAGGCGAGGGTGCGCGTTTGGTTCCTTTCCAGCGTTCCTCTTGGCACGTGCCGCTGCGAGTCTCTCGACCGCTGCTGCCTTCTGCTCAGGGGACATAGGTTTACGCTTGCGCTTCACCTTTGTTGTTTTGCGCGGTGCCACACCCATTTCTTTAAGCATTGACTCTTGCTTCTTCGCCTTCTTCCTAGCACGCTTCTGTGCTGGGGTCAAGAGGTGGTCCATTTGATCATCAGACATCTTGAGATATTCCGTTGTACTCTTTCAGAGTCGGGACATTAAAAGACCTCCAACCTTTTTGATCAACGTCCCAACAGACAACGAGGTCTGAAGGATTGTCACTGGGGTTGGGGGAGGTGTTCTTCTGAAAACGCGGATCGATGTTGGCATCGATCAAAGTTGCGTTCATCTCTCGAAGTTCACCGTCTTTCTTTTCAAACTTGAAGTTCACTATTCCAGACTTCATCTGCATGATGATAAAATCTTTCGTTGGCAGTTGATTCTTCTTCATTATAAATTACTCCTCGGTCAGTAGAGTTTGGTCAATGATACGCATGTTGATTTCAGAGATCAAGATGCCTTCAGCGCCGTGTTCTTCCAAGATCTCCTTCGCGTGTGCAGGACACGGAGTATCGCCTTTGTGAATGTAGTACCTTGCAGTCTGACCGTTCACGGTCGCTTCAACAAGTTTGTAATCGTCTTTCATATACATATAAATTCCTATCAGTTATTGTCCATGAATGGACCTAGTGGGTTTGTCGTGAGTTCATCTAGTCTCTTTCTTATACTTACAAAGAACCTGTTCGCGTTACCATTGAATGCTTTGTGACATTCCGTGCAAATTTCTCGAGCAACTTTCCGGTTGCCTTTGTGGATGAGAAAGAACATCTTCATGGGGAGAGTCCGTTCGCAACATTTACAATCCTTGTATAAAATTTTCTGTACACCGAACAACGTCATTACTTGTAATATCTTGGGATCTTGCGCGGTCAACTTTGTACCATGGCACGTGCGTTGGGCAATATCGACTACCATTCTTCGGATTTTCGATTCAATCGCCTGAAGTTCGCCGACGTCCTTCATTCTCGAGATTTTATCAGCAGTCAAATCTTTTATCTGCTTTTTGGTGATCATACCTTTCATATTTTGTAATCCGTGAGGTTGTCGAGACAAGCGTCGACACCATAAACAAGTTCATGAACAGCACAAAGCAAATCCTCGTCAGATTCTCCCTTTGTGATCATACCAGACAGGACATCAAAAGCGTCTGACTTCAACTG